TGAGGCTAAAAAAGCCGATCCTATTGCTGATAGAATGAAGAAACTAGCAGGTATTAATTAAAATTATAAGGAGATATTAAAAATGGCTGGTATTATTGAAAGATTAACCGAAGGTATGGTTAATCGTGATATGCGTGCTGAAGGTCACGCCCTACTGTCAAAGTGGGAAAAGACCGGACTCTTAGAAGGACTTGAGGACGACAAAAGCCGTAATGGCATGGCTCGTCTTCTTGAGAACCAAGCTAAGGAGCTTCTTCGTGAAGCAACCGCTATGAACGCAGGTGATGTACAGGGCTTTGCTGCTGTCGCATTCCCCATTGTTCGTCGTGTTTTCGCAGGCTTGATCGCAAACGATCTTGTTTCTGTACAACCTATGAGCCTCCCAAGCGGACTCATTTTCTTCCTGGACTTTACTTTCTCGGGAGATCTTGGTGGAGATTCCACTCAAGCTGGTAAGCTTGGTAACGTTGCTGGACAATCCATCTACGGTACTGATCGAGTTGGTGCTCAAATCACCGGTGGTGTTGACTTGGTTGACGTCCGTGGTGGTGACCTTAGCGGTCCTCGTGCATCAGCACGCGGCTACTCGTATGGTTCTCCAAGTGGCTCGGACGCGTCCGTCGCGGCTGTTTTCGTTACTGGTGCTGCTATCCATGATAGCATGACTAACCTTGACCGTAAGCTCATTGAGTACGATCCAGACCTTCTGGCTCTTACTAAAACAACGAGAGCACTCGCTACCCATGCGTACAGTGTTATTGCTATTTCGGCATCTGCTCTTGATCAGCTTGATCAAGAAAACTTGTCTGCAATTACATCGTCGGCGACGGCTGGTGTTAATGCTGAACTCATGGTTGCAGGTGGCGGCCTTCGTCTTGTTGGTCCCGGTGCTCGTTTGGTGCGTCGTTTGACTCGTCCTGTTCCAGCTGGAATTGCTGATCAGCTTGGACTTGCCTTGGACTCTACAACCGCGGCTGACATGATGCTTCTGACATTCGTTGGTACAACCGCATCGGCACCCGGTGTTATTGCAGCATCGAGACCTGATGAAATTAGAACCACTCTCGGTGTCGGCTCTGGTACTGATGCTGGTGGTGCTCAATTAGCTGGTTTTGCTATGACTGCCTCTTGTACTTGGGAGTTCCCACAAACTGATGACTTTGCCAACGGCGATAACGCAATCGGCTCTATTCAAGGTCAGACTGTTTGGGGACTTGAAGGTCAAGCAGACATTCCTGAGATCGACATTAAGGTCGACAGCATTGCTGTTACCGCTCAAACGAAGAAGCTCAAGGCTAAGTGGACTCCGGAGTTAGGTCAAGACCTTAACGCCTACCACAACCTTGATGCAGAGGTTGAGTTGACCAGCATTCTCTCTGAGCAAATTGCTCTTGAGATTGATCGCGAGATCGTTGCTGACCTTGTGAATGGTGCAACCGCTGCAACCTATTACTGGTCGCGCTCACCCGGTCTTTTCTTAGACAAGACCAACGGTGTTGAAGTCGGCGCTAGCTCTGCTGCTCCTGATTTCACTGGTACTGTATCTGAGTGGTACGAGACCCTTGTTGAAACTATCAACGATGTCTCTGCACAAATCCATCGCAAGACTCTGCGTGGTGGAGCTAACTTCGTAGTCGTAGGACCTGAAGTTGCTAACATCCTTGAGTTCACTGCTGGATTCCGTGCCAATGTTACCGCTGATGCAGAGACTGGTACGATTGGTGCTGTTAATGTTGGTTCGCTGAGCAAGAAGTTCGACGTTATCGTTGATCCTTACTTCCTCCGCAACGTGGTCCTCGTCGGCCGTCGCGGATCTTCTTTCCTTGAAAGCGGATACGTGTACGCACCATACGTGCCACTGCAAACCACACCTACAATCTTCGGACCAGAAGACTTCGTGCCTCGCAAGGGCGTGATGACTCGTTATGCGAAGAAGATGGTTCGTCCAGATATGTACGGACTCGTGATTTGTCGCGGATTGTTGGGTGAGTCTGGAGGCTGATATATAAGCTTTTAGCTTATATCTGGTGTAAAACCAAGAGTAACACAACACAGAATGCCCCCACCTTGAGAAAGGTGGGGGCCTTCTTTTATGTTGAGACTACTTATAGGCGAACCGAAAGGTTTACCATAATGTTTTTGACATGATTATAAATGGAGGGTTTTAAACATGGGAAGTAAAAGAATAGGCTTGGCGAGAATCCAAGCTCTAATAGAAAATTTAAAAAGAGAATTGAAGTTGTCTACAGCTACAACTATTGATGTAGGTGGTATTAACACAACTGCGCAAATGGAAGCAGGAAGTGGTATCACTACAGTGTCCACGGCCGTACGACATTCAGTTGTTAAAGTTGGAAATGTTTTTCACACACAAATTGTGATTGACTTAGCTGGCTTGGAGTCCGCGGGATCCGCTGATAAGCTTATTGGTAACGGAACGGATGCCAATGCACATTTTGGCCAAATCACTGCTGCTGTTAACGGCACTATCATGGCTGGTCGTGTTACTTGTCTTGAGACGCCAACAACTGGCGAGCCAGACATTGATTTTTTCAGTGGTACGGCCGCTACGTCCGCTGCCGGCTCAGCCGCGGCTTCGCTTACAGGCGGCGTTTCGCTCCTGGAAGCAGGTCAGAATTGGATCGGCACACTGAGTGCTAACAACTTCAATGTTGCTGGCATGTCTACGGTTCCTGCTGCAAATGCGTATCTGTATCTTGTTTCGTCCGGCGGTAATGACGCCGGTACTTACGGTACAGGTAAGTACTTGATTGAGTTGTGGGGATACTAATCCACATCAGCTTATATGCTTTCAACCCCCCTATCTTTTGGTAGGGGGGTTTTGTTTTTTAAAAACGCTGATCCGCCAAAAAATTTCGGCGCCTATTTTTCCAGATTTTCTTTTTTGGTAATTCCTGACTATTTATTAGCACAGGTTTTAAAGAAAAGGAAATGTTATGAACCCACGTAAAAGATTGATGTTTAAAAATAGAGCTAAAGCTCGTCGCGAAGCAATTGTCAAAGCAGAAGAGGAAATCACAAAAACTCCAATAGCTGAAACAGTTAAAGCCAAGGTTGAGGATACTCCAACAGTTAACAAGCCAGCTGTAGAAACTGCTAAGGTTTCAGAAGAACCAGCTCCGAAAGTAGCACCAAAAACAGTTGAAAAGCCAAAAGTCGCCGCGGCCCCGACTTTGAAAGCCACACCCGCGAAAAAGGCGCCAGTAAAAAAAGCTGCAGCGCCAAGTAAGACTGCAAAAAAGAAAACAACTAAGAAGACTTCGTAAATATCTTATATAAGTGTTTATCTTTGGTTATGATCAACTATTTACCTAGTAGGAGGGTCTGTGCGTGCCAAGAAACCTAAGCCCAAAATCAGAAACAAGTGCTATAGTACTGACATCAACCGGTTCGGCCGGCTCTGTTTCCAACTCGTTACCATTTGGAATTTACACGGGTTCAGTTGCATTTTTAAGTGGCGCTTCTGACCAAGTTGCCTATGTTTATAAAAAATTAGGCGGCGATGTCGTTGATATTGAGCTTACCCCCGCCAATGTTTATGCGGCGTACGAAGAAGCGGTTTTGGAATATTCGTACATTTTCAATCTGCACCAAGGTAAGAATGTATTATCAGATGCTCTTGGTAATGTTACTGGTACCTTTAACCACAAAGGCAATCTTACGTCGGGCCCGCTTAGCGCTAGCTTAAGATTTCCTAGGTTTGAGGCTAACTATACAAACAAGATAGCGGACGGAATGTCTACGATGGCAGGAGTTGGTGGTACTACAAGTATCTACTCGGCATCCTTCACAACTACAAAAAATCAACAAGACTACGATTTACAAACAATTATTTCTAGTTCTTCAGCTTCTGGTGTCAATGATAATGGTGACGCCATTGATTATGCTGGTAAAGTTACAGATAAACGAATTATTATTGATAAAGTCTTTTATCGTTCGCCAATTGCAATGTGGAGATTCTATGGGTATTATGGCGGTGTTGGCGTGGTGGGTAATTATTCAACTTATGGTCAATATGCCGATGATTCAACTTTTGAAGTTATACCAACGTGGCAGAACAAGTTGCAAGCAATTATGTATGAAGACTCGCTTTACACAAGAACCTCGCACTACTCTTATGAGCTTATCAACAACAAATTGAGATTATATCCGGCCCCTCGCGGAGCTGATAACTTTGCTGGCTACCTTGATCGTATTTGGTTTAGATTTAGGATTAAATCAAATATCTTTGAAGAAGAGGGCGATACTGACACGGGTATTGAAGGTATTAACAACCTAAATACGCTACCCTTTGATAATATACCTTACGAAAACATTAATGCCATTGGCAAGCAATGGATTAGAAAATATGCACTTGCTCTTTCTAAAGAGATGTTAGGGCAGATCCGTGGCAAGTTCCAAACATTGCCAATTCCGGGTGACAGCGTTACATTAAACCACTCTGAATTGCTTAGTCAAGCAAAAGAAGAACAACAGAATCTCCGCGACAAGCTGACAGAACTCCTCAAAGAAGTAGAATACCCAGAATTGGCCAAGAAAGACCAAGAAAAGAGCACCGCTGCAGAGGAAACCTTAAGGCGTTCGCCATTGCCCATTTTTGTAGGATAGGAGAGAGTAGATGTCAGACGATAGCAAATGGTCAAAGCCCGCGGCACCACCTCCGCCTCTCTTTTTAGGTAAGAAAGAGCGAGATCTTGTTAAACAAGTTAATGATGAGCTTGTTGAGAAGGTCATAGGTCAACAGATCTTATATTACTCGATTGATCTTCGAGCTACAAAGTTTAACGAACTCTATGGTGAGGCGATTAAAAAAACCTATCTGCCTCCTATACGCGTTTACGCTTTAATTGAATTCACTGATTATTCCACTGACTACATGGAAAGTGCTGGAATTGACAAATCCTGGGAAATCATGGTACATTTTCATAAAAGACGCCTTGAAGAAGACCAAGACCTCTATGTAAGAGAAGGGGACTTTGTTTTGTACGGCGATTATTACTATGAAATTGTTACTTTAGCAGAGCCAAAGCTCTTATTCGGCCAAGCTGGTAAAGAGTTTGAGATTGCTGCTCGTTGTAGAAGAGCAAGAAAGGGTTTATTTGATGCTTCCTGATAATTTTGACTTTGCACAACTGCCAGTAGACACAAAAAGCCTGTCATTAAAGGAAATCGGCATGTTAGTGTCGGATATTGAGAATATTGACTATTCTTTGGTCTCGTGGCTCAAGGAAGACCTGTCACTCAGTGCCACCACTAACGAGGGTTTCGTAAAAGTGCCAGTTTTGTGGCAAACACCCGAGCGTTCATTCCAGATCAAGAACGAAAAAGAGTTGCGAGACGATGCCGGCGCCTTAAAACTTCCCATAATAAGTATTGAAAGAACAAATATCACGAAAGACCCCGCGCGAAAAGGGTCTTATCAAGCGCATCTATATTCTAAAGATAGAAATGGCCGTGTTGGTAGAATGATATTGGCAAAGAAGATTAAACAAGATAAAACTAGAAATTTTGCTGTCGTACAGGCCTCCAGAAACATCTCGGTAGGAAAAAGACAACAATACTCGCCACGAATTAATAAAAAAGTTGTAATCCAGACGCTTTCCATACCAATCCCTGTATACGTTAATGTAGAATACAAGATTGTTATTAAATGTGAATACCAACAACAGATGAATGAGATGATGGCGCCTTTTATAACTAGAACTGGCCAAATTAACGCTTTTACTATGAAAAGAAATGGCCACTCTTATGAAGCTTTTATAGATCAGAGCTTTGCACATAATAATAATGTGTCTAATCTTGAAGAAGAGATGAGAATGTTCTCATCCGAAATAAATATCAGAGTGCTTGGTTACTTAATGGGAGAAGGCGAAAACGATGATCGCCCAATTGTAGCCGTAGAAGAGAGTATTGTAGAGCTTACATACCCCCGTGAATCCGAGCCTCTGCCGGGCACCGAAGACTTTTTTGGCTCATAAAACACTTCCTGAAGTGTCTTTGGGATTAAAAATACTATTTATCTTTGATTGCGCAAGCATAAAGAACATTAAACCAAAGAGAGGGACACATAATGTCAGTGAAAAGTTTTAAATTTGTATCTCCGGGGGTGTTTATCAACGAGATTGATAACTCCTTTATTCCCAAGAGTGCAGATGCCATTGGACCGGTCGTAATTGGGCGCTCACGCAGAGGCCTTGCGATGACACCGGTAAAAGTTAGTTCGTATTCGGATTTCGTAACAGAGTTCGGCGATACTGTTGCTGGTTCAGGAGGTGGGGACGTTTACCGCGATGGTAACTACCAATCGCCGATGTACGGAACCTATGCAGCTAAAGCTTTCCTTCGTTCGAATGTGGCCCCTCTGACTTTCATTCGTCTTCTGGGTCAGCAAACTACCACGGGTAAATCTGTTGGTGGTGATGCTGCAGCAGGCTGGTCCACATCGGGTAAACCAGTTAGTGGAAGCGGACTGGCCGCGTCAACTACTGCTTTGACAAGCAATGGTGGAGCTTTCGGTCTTTTCTTATTCCGTTCTGGCTCAAGTGCAAACATTGGCGAAGGTACCCACGCTGCTACTTTTTACCTTAATAAAGGTAAGATCTTCTTAAGTGGTAATATTGTTGGCCCCGGTGGTAGCAAAGCGGACGCCGGTGCTAAGGGTGTTGGTAAAGTTATTCAGTCAGACAGTAATGGACTATTCAATATTTTTGTTTCTGGTACTCAGCAGTCTGAAACAATTAAATTTGGTTTCGATGACACACAAGAAACATTCCTTCGCAAGAGATTTAATACTAATCCTCAAGTTGCTAGTAACAATACAACTACTTTCTACCCCGCTAGCGCTAGAAAAGATTACTGGCTTGGTGAGTCCTATGAACAAGCACTGCGTAGAAAAAACATGCAAAATCTGCAAAATATGTTCGGTGTCTTGTTACCGCTTGCTTCAGGTGGTATATTAGACAATGATTACAACCCTGCCAATATGAAAGCACAGGCTTCACGCGAAGCAGTTGCTGGTTGGTTTATTGCTCAAGATCAGGGCACGGCTGCTTCTTATGAGCCGCAAAACGCTCAAAAATTATTCCGTCTTGTTGGCCGAGGCCATGGCGAATGGTTGCATAAAAATGCAAAAGTTTCAATTGAAAAAATTCGTCAGTCCTCCACCACTTCAAATCCTTATGGTACCTTCTCGGTTGTTGTTCGTGATATTAGAGACACTGATAATAAAGTTGTTGTTCTAGAAAGATTTGACAACTGCAGTTTAGATCCAAAATCTCCCAGCTATATCGGCCGCAAGATTGGTACTCAATTTGTGCAGTGGGACGCAACTAATAAGATGCTTAAAACTTATGGCGATTACCCAAACAAGTCTAAGTACTTTTATGTTGAGCTTGACGGAGATGTCGAAGCCGGCGCAACCGACGCAACACTTGTACCGTTTGGTTACTATGGTCCTCCTAGGCCAGCCAGTGTTACAGGAATTACCGGTTCGGAGATCGGAGCTATTAATACCTCTTTCGTCTTAGATGGAAGACAATTCATTGGTGGTGACAGGAACGGTGTATTTGATGGTATCAAAGCATCGAATACTCCTCTATTTTCCGGTTCAGTGTTGGACGTCTCTGGCTTAAGCCTGCCGGATGACCCAACCGTAAATTGTTTGAGTGGTTCGCTATTGTTCCCAAGCTCATCTA